CGGCCGAACCGGCGGACGGCCAGCCCCAGGCATCGCGCGACGTTGCGGACCGCATCTTTACCACGGGCCGCTCATCGACGGGCGGCCCGGGGACTTTGGATAACTACTGATGATCGAAACGATACAGGATGCCATCATAACGCAGTTGGAAACCATCTCGGGCGTGGGCAGCGTCGGCGCCTGGCAGGGCGATGTCAACGATATCGAAGAGATCCTGCAGATTCCGCAGAAACTGCCTGCTCTCCATGTGATTTATCATGGGGCCGGGTTTGCGGACAAAAAAACGCTGGGAGCGGCGATCTCCGCCGACGCCAACATGCGGTGGATGATCATCTCGGTGAATAAAAACCTTAAAAGTCGCGCGGCGGGCGCTGTATCGAGCTACACAATGATCGAGGCCGTCAGGAACAAACTCATGGGCTATCGAATCAGCCCCTATCACGGATTCCTGTGGCCTCTCCAGGAAGATCTGCTGACGGCGCTGGGCGGCCTGCAGGTCTATGGCCTGATTTACCGGATGAACACATCCGTAACCGCTTAGGAGGAACCATGAAAAAACTTATCTACACCGAAGGCCCGATGTTTATGACCTGCGGGATCGCCGGGCAGTTCCGGCTCGGCGTCCCGCGGGAGGTTTCGGACGACCTGGCGGCGATTCTGCTGCGCAAGGGCCGCCTGAAGGAGTTCACCGAAGCGTCGCCGGAAAACACCGGCCGCGCGGCAGCCGCTCCCAAAAAGAGGGCTGCGGAAGGGAAGGAGGAATAACCCATGACCCAGCAATCAGGCGCCAACGCAGTAATCATTTTCGATACGGAGACAACCTACAAGACCACGCCTGGCACACCCGATGCGCACGTCCTGCCGTTCGTCTCGGAGTCCCTGCGGCTCTCCCGCGGCCTGGTCAAATCGCGGACGATCAGGAGCAATCGCAATCCCCAGGCCCCGATGCGGGGAAACATGAACGTCGCCGGAGATATCGCCATAGAGCTGGCCCCGCAGTACGGGAAGCTCTTCAAGCATGTCTTCGGGTCGTATGGCGTAGCGGGCGCGGGAGCCCCCTACACCCACACGTACAAGATCGCGGCGCTCCCCGTGGGGATGTGTGTCGAGAAGCAGTTCACGGACCTGGCCACCGACAAGTACTTCCGCTACAACGGATGCAAGGTCGCCAACTTTAAACTCTCCGCCAAGACCGAGGGGCCGGTCGACGGCTCCCTCTCACTCATGGGGGCGAAGGAGACCATCAGCGGAGCGACCTTCGACGCGACGGCGACCGACAATGGCCATACCCCCTTCGACGGCTTCGAGGGATCGCTCTTGCAAGGGGGCAGTCCCCTGGCGATCGCCACAGAGATCGATTTCTCCCTCGACAACGCCCCGGACGGAAACACCTACGTCATGGACGGGACGGGGCAGCGCCGCAGTCTGCCCGAGGGCGCGGCAATGGTCAGCGGCAACCTGAAATGTCTCTTCGAGGACGACGTCCTCTACGCCCTGGCCGTCGCCAATACCGAGACGACCCTGGCGCTCCATTTCACCAAGGGCGCAGGCACAGGCGCATCGGCCGGAAACGAGAAAATGAGTTTCTACATGGACGAGATGAAGTTCAGCCCCAACTCGCCGGTGATCTCCGGGCCGACAGGCCTCCTGGTGGTGCTGGGCTTCGAGGCATACCTCAACGTCGACGCGGATGCCTCGGCTCTCCGGATGGTGCTCCTGAGCCCGATCGCGACGTTCTAAACGAGAAACGGGGACATGATGCCGCATCGTGTCCCCGGAAGAAATGAAAGGTGATTCCATGACCGAGAAAAAGTATAACATCGGCGGCAAGTCCTACGTCCAAAAGCCGCTCGTCCTGGGGCAACTCCGCCAGCTCCTGGACGTTCTTCGGGGCGTTGCGATCCCCGTGGGCGCCGAGGTCCCGGAAATCGTTCTGGCGCTGGGCGACAACCTGCCGGAGGCGCTGGCTGTCATTTTAACGGAAAGCGGAAAATCTCCGCAAGACAAGGATATCCCGGATCTGGCCGGCGAGCTGGCCTTTACCATTCCCGTGGATCTGACCGTCGAGGTGATCGAAGATTTTTTCGACTGCAACCCGATAGCCTCTCTTTTGGAGAGGTTCGCGGGGATGACGAAAAAGATCGAAGCGGCGATACGGACTGGATATCCGAACTCATCGTCATCCTCGGCGGCGGGGATATCACCCGTCGAGACGTAATCCTCTGGGGATATACGCTGAAGGAATGCGAGTCCTGGCTGAAATACCAGGAGCGCGCGGTCATTTTCCGGGAGACGATCATTCATCTCCTGGTGGGCGAGACGGCGGCGCAGAAGACAAAGCGGCTGAAAGACGACTTCTGCCAGGCATGCCGGGCGGCGAAGAGAGACAAAAATTGCGGCGCATGCAGTAGAAACATTCGGATAGCCGGAGATAAAAAAACGTGAGTGACCAGAAAATACAATTGATCATCGAGGCATATGACAAGACAAAAGATGCCTTCGCGTCACTGGATAAGGCGGTCAAAGGTCTCGACGCATCTACCCGGCAAGCATCCTCATCCGGCGTCTTCAGCCTCGCCAAGTTGAAAGAGAGCTGGATGGGGCTGTCCGCCGCCGCCATCGCCGCATGGATGACCATTCAAAAGGCGATGAATTACGTCGAGCTGGGCGCCCGCGCCATGCAGGCCGAAACGGCCTATGCCAAGACGGCGGAAAGCATGGATGTCAACGCCGATCGGATGTTGGCGTCCATGAAAAAGGCCTCCGCCGGTACCATCGATGAATCCCATCTGATGCAGAAAGCCTTGAAGGGGATGGCCCAGGATGTGGACCCCAACAAGATCCCGCAACTTTTTGAGGCGGCTCGTGTCGGCGCCGTCAAGGCCGGAGAAGACGTTACCAATGTGGCCGATTCTATTATCGACGCCATCGCCAACCAGATGCCAAAAAGTTTGAAGCGTTTCGGCCTGGTCTCCAAGGAAGAATTAAGCGCCTTCAACAAGGCCGTTTCCGCCGGCGCGGAAGATCTGAATCTCCTGGACATCGTTCTGAACAGAGCAAAGATTCAGGCGGCGAAGATGGGCCTGGAATCCTACAACGCCGCCATCGCCGTTCAGAGATTCAAGGCCGAAGTGGAAGAACTGAAAGAAACGCTGGGCAAGGGCATCATCACCGGCCTTGAAAAGCTCTGGAATGTTCTCAAGGCCGCCGCGTCCGGGGCGCTTTTGCTGGCCGCTGGGTTGCGCGCCGTCCAGGCGGGGAAGCTGGAATATGCCGCAAAAGAGAAAGAAGAATTTTATAATAAATATGCCGCAAAAGCCACGCCGGAAGCGAGAAACAAAATGCTGGCGGATTGGCAGAATAGCCAATACCTTGCAGACCAAGCCTGGCTCAAACAGGAAGAATTGGCGAAATCTGCCAGATCAATGCAGAAATCGTCTCTGAATGCCCTGGGAATATACCGTTCGGGAGACGCCGGTGATGATGGGAAGGATGAAACCACCCAGGCAAAACTCGACGCCGACGCCGCCAAGGCGAAAGCGGACAATGAGAAAATCTTGGCCGATTGGAAGAAAATGGGTGCGAGCAAATCTTTCATCGAAGGTCTGCGCGCGCTCATGCAGGCCGATATTCAGGGGATCAAGAGCGGGTTGGATACGGCCAGGGAAGGCTATAAACTTCAGGACGCCGCGGCCGAAGAACACTACAAATCAGGTCTGGACGCGGAAAGCGCCTATATCGCCGCAAAACAGCGCCTTGAAAAGGCCGGCCTGATGGACACCCTGTCCGCCCTGGAGAAGGAAAAAACAGCCACGCAGGCCCGCTATCAAGCCATGATCGGCGGCGTCCTGCCGGGACAGTCACAGGATGAAGAGCGCAACAAGCTCGCCGCGGAGCAGAAGAAGGAAGTGGCCCGGATCGACGGTGAAATCGCCAAGACCAGGATCGATCTCCAGATTGCCGACAAGAAAAACGACATCGATGCCATCGAGCGCAAGCAGAAACTGGCGGACATCACCCGGGAAGGGGTGTTGAGCCTCCTCCAGGAAGAGGTAAAACTGCGCACGCAGTTGAACAGCCTGCAGGTAGAACGCGGCGGCATGACGGAGTCGGCGGCGACGGCGGCGGAAATCGCCGGAAACCGCTCGATCCTGGAACTCCAAAAACAACAGATCGAGGAAAAGATCGTTGCCGGCGGTCTGGCGGATGACGAAGACGCCAATCTAAAAAACCAATTGACGCTGATCGACACGCAACTAACCGGTTGGAAGGTTGTGACGGCAGAGAAGTTAAAGCAGCAGAATGCCGACGAAAAGACCCTGGAGATCGACCGCGAACGCCTGGTGAATACCTATAAACTGCGGGAGGAACTGGCCAAGTCCGCGGGCGATTACCAGGCGATGTATGACATGCAGAAACGCTCGCTGGAAATCGAGCGCGCCCGCGCCCTGTTGAAGGTCAGCAAAACAGTTGGTTTCACCCAGGAAGATATCGACGCCGTCAATCAATATTACGACAATCTGGAACGCCGGATCGTCGCCATGAAGACGCCCCTGGGCGCGTTGGCCCTGGGGCTCAAGGACTTTGCCGTCGAAGCGGCAAACGTCGGTCAGAAACTCTACGATTCGATCAAAAAGGCGTTCGACGGCATGACCGACGCCCTGACCGAGTTCGTCATGACGGGGAAGCTCAACTTCACCGACCTGGCCAACTCCATCATCCGGGACATGATCCGGATCATGATCCAGCAGAGCATTACCGGCCCGCTGGCGAGGGCGGCCGGAAACGTCGACTGGGGGAGTCTGTTCAACCAATCCGCATCGGGTAGCTACTACGATCCGGCTCTGGGGATGTCCGTGAAGGGCACACAGGCGCCAGTTCACCATTCCGGCGGCATGGGCAATGAGCCGACATCTTACCGGCTCGTTCCGAACCCGGATATGCTGCCGCGGTACCACAAGGGCCTCGGCCCGGGTGAGCGATACGCGATCACCACGGACGACGAATCGACGATGACCCCCGGCCAGCGGAAAGATTTTTTCAAGCTGGCGAGCCAAATCGGCGGCGGGTCCCCGCAAGCCGTCACGGTGAAGATCGTCAACGAGGACGGAGGAAATCCCGTGAAAGTCAGTGATTCGCGCGTATCGTTCAACGCCCAGGAGATGGTCGTTACGGTCTGGCTCGATGCGCTCAGGCGGAACTCCTATGGGCTCCGAGACGCGATGGGAGGATAGACGATGGCGGATTGGCCCTCGATCGCAAATCCGGACTACGGGCTCGAAGAGGAATACTACAAGCCCCAGGTCCGGCAGGAATTTGAGGCAAACTACGTCCAGTCCCGGCCGAGATCCACAAGGGGGCGCTCCCGCTGGGCGCTGCACTGGGCACTGCTGCCGGAGGCGGAATACCAGACCCTGCTGACCTTTTTTTCCACAAACCAGGGCGGCGTATTTACGTGGATTCACCCGATATCGAGCGCGTCGTACACCTGCCGCTTTTCCGCCGACGTCTTGAAATCCAGGATCGTGATGCCCGAATGTCGGGCGGTCGATTGCCCGATCGAGGAGGTCTGAGATGACGATCGCCCTCTCCTCCATCGCGATCGAAGAGAAAAACAAGCTGGCCACGGACAGCGTTTTCCTCGTCTGCCTGAAGATCACCATTCCCGGCCTGGAGGATCCTCTGTATATCGTCCGCGATAGCCAAAACCTGGCGTGGAACGGCATCACCTGGGTCGCCTTTCCGTTTGAGATCGATGAGATCGGCGACACCAACAAGGGCGAGGTCCCCCAGGTGAATATCCGCGTATCGAACGTCTCACGGGCGATGGAATTCTATATCCAGCAATACGACGCTGACTGCAAAAACAACGGCTTCGCGCCGATCACGGTGAACATCTACGTGGTGAACACGGCGGCGATCGCCGCGGATCCGGACGCCCCGCCGGAAGTCGAACACCTGTTCGAGCTTTCAAAACCCCAATCCAATGCTCAATGGGTGACGTTCGTGCTCGGCGCGGCGAATCCGTTCACACGGCGGTTTCCCCGCAACCGGTTTCTGAAAAGTCATTGCCGCGTTCAGAAATTCAAGGATGCGGACTGCGGATATTCCGGGGCGGAAACGATCTGCGACCGGACCCTGACCCGCTGCCGCGAACTGGGCAACTCGGACCGGTTCGGCGGGTTTCCGGGGATCGGTCTTGGAGGATTGCGCCTTGCCTAAGCCTGATTTCCGCGATCTGATCGGCGTCCCGTTCGCCTACAACAGCCGCGAGCTGAAAAACGGCCTCGACTGCCTGGGCGTCGTCATGGAGGCCCGGCGGCGGCTCGGCCTCTACACGCCGGACATCCGGATCGCCTGCTACGACGCCGTGGAGATCGGCCTGGCCGTCGTCGAAGAGGCGCAAAAATGGGTGCGGCTGGAAGATCCCACCCCCGGCTGCATTGCGCTGATGGCGATCGATCCGGAGCGGCCGGGGATGATCCAGCACCTGGGCGTCTATATCGGCGACGGGCGGATCATTCATACGTTGTTCAAGGTCAACTCGTCGGTAATCCGCATCGATGATCCGTACTGGTCGAAGAAAATCAAGGGATATTACGAATGGATTCCGTGATGCAGTTCGACAAAATCCAGGTGACGTGCGTCCGGAACCCCTTTGATCCGCTGGCGGAAGGCTCCCGCGAGGTGCGCGTCATGGAGTGGCGCTCCCGATCGATCCGGGAGCTGATCGTCGATTTTTACGGCGGCGCGTCTCCGGTTGGGTATGAAATCGCCGTCTCCATCTCCGGCGTCCTCTGCCGGGATCCGGGCATGCTGGACATCGTCCCGGCCCACGGATCGTCCGTCGTCTTCTGCGCCGTCCCCCAGGGCGGCGGCGGCGGGGGTAAAAATCCGCTGGCGGTGATCGCCATGCTGGCCGTGATGGTCGTTGCGGTTTATACGGGACAATATTACCTTGTCACATATGGCACAACCTTTACTACCGCCGCAGGGGTTACTGCCTATACAGCAGGATCAATGGCTGTCTCCGCCCTGGTGGCGGCCGGAGTTACCATCGCCGGCAGTCTCCTGGTCAACGCCGCCTTCCCTGCCGATCCACTTTCGTTTGACAGTAAAGTCGGGGGTTTCGCGAATTCACAGACCTACGGCTGGGGCGTCGGGCAAAACTCCATCAACGAAGGCGGCAGCATCCCCGTCCTCTACGGCACGCACCGGGTCGTGCCGCCCCTGATCGGCAAATACATTTCGACACAGGGTAAC